TTCAAGTTCTAGGTGGTGTTGACTACAACCTAGACAGTGAAGAAATCACACTTCTATCAAGCGCAGGATATGCACTAAGTGGCTTCGGTCTAGGCGTAACTACAACATATCAAGTTGAAGCAGAAGCACTAGGTTTCGAAGCAGATGTAACAGCATATGGTGTCACAGCATTCTTGAATGGTGACAAAGACGATATGCTACAGAACGTTGGTGCAGGCTACTATGGCGAAGTAAACGGAATGGGTCTATATGCAGAGGGTGCGTATAATATTGACTCAGAAGAGTTTACACCAGCCGCTGGTCTATCATTCAACTTCTAAGATAATCATACCTGATATCGGTATCTCAAGGGCGGCTTTCGGGTCGCCCTTTATTTTGCTAAATAACATTACCAATGTTAGGGAGCAAAATTAATGTTACATGACTTCGAAGCATGGGAAAAGTATCCTAATTATCATAATTGGTTCAACAAACTATGGCTATCAGAAAGACTAGGCTACAACTGTGGTCCATGCGGCACCACCCCTAAAGAAGCGGGAACGTATATCGTTCGACCAATATACAATCTCTCTGGTATGGGCGTTGGAGCGTCTCTAAAGCAACTCACACCAGGAGATTTTTCTCAAGTGCCACCAGGTTATTTTTGGTGTGAAGTCTTGACAGGCAATCATTTTTCTGCTACATTTGAGTTTCAGCATGACGTTAACCCTTACTGGAAACCTATCTCTTGCTTTCAAGGTGCGAGAACAAGTCCAGAGATGTATAGATTTAGCGCATGGCAGCGCACAGATTATTTCCCACCTGTGCCACGTATCTTTAATGAGTTGTGCGAGATAAAGCGTATCAACATTGAATTCAAAGGTGATAGTGCGATTGAAGTGCATTTGCGTGACAGTCCAGATCCAGACTATGATGAAATAATTCCGGTTTGGAAGGGAGATGAAGAAAAAGGTCTTGACATTTACACTGAAATAGGTTATACTTATATTCAGTCATACGATGATGCTGATGGCTTTTTGAAAACACCTAGATTAGGTTTTATGGTAAAGTGAGAAGGAGTATACATGACAGTTATTTCAACATATTTCAAAGAAGAAGGCGGCTTCAAAGCAAGAGCCGAAGTTGTTAAAGAAGAGTCGGGCTATAAGATGGTCGTCTACGATAACAACGGTGAGTATGTAACAGAGAAAGCATTTCCTGGCAAATCAGTTCATTACGTTGAAAGTGCAGCCGAAAATTGGGCTATGGGATTTCAGGTGCTAAATGGGTAATGTTCCAGGTATTAATGGTAATACTTATAGTTTAGAAGTATGCCTTGATGAAGAGTGTTACGTAAAAGTTGCTGATGCTGTAATCACTGAGAATAGAAGCGAAGTAAGAGTGTTCTTAATGGCATACAAAATGGGCAGAGACCACAAAAAAACCGAAATTAGGAATGCATTAAACATATGAAAGAACTAAACTCCGAACTCATTATGCGTGAGATACAGGAATACATTGATAGTGGTATACCATATATTGACGCAGTAATTGAGTATGCAGAAAAAAATGAAGTTGAGATTGAGGTAGTTGGCGAAATCATTCGTAGGTCTCCTGTGCTTAAGGCTAAGATACACAGTGAAGCCGAAGAACTAAATATGATGGAGAGAACAGCGAGGTTACCAGTTTGATGTCCCTGTATAGCACCGATGATGCATTTAACATCTATGTTTACTATCTTGCATTAAAGCGTCACTTCACATCTAACTACGACTTTTTCAAATACAATGGCAAGGTGAAAGCCAATGCCATGTCCTTCGAGAATCGAAAGGACAAGTTCTTCTTCTATAAACTATCAAAGAAGAAGGACGCTAAAGAAATCATTCTAGCAAATATGCTTGCAAACCCAAATGCGTGGGCAGGTGATTTGCTAGATGATAAAGCAGAAGCCATTTATAATGAGTGGCTTAAGCGAAAGCAGTCATTGACATATCAGTTTAAATCTGATATAAATGAACTTGACGATGAAGACTACAACATGAACTTTTATGTTGAAAATGGTCAACATCCGAAACTGCTAAAACTTTATATGATGAAACGTATTAGCCTTGAAACGCTAGTGATACTATGTGATATATCTGGGTGCCTGAAGTATTGGGAGAAAAATATTTCTGACACTATCGTGTTCCCTGATATAAATACATTAGTCAGGAAGTATCAACCCTTCCTAGAGTATGATAAAGCGAAATTAAGGAAAATATTACTTGACAAATACCAAAATATATCGTAAAATACAAACTTACAAATCGTAATACAACGTCATACAAGGAGAATACTATGACCTCATCTTTTTCCGCTCTTAAGCAATCTCGTTCCTCAAGTTTCGACAAACTGAATCAACAGTTGCAAAAACTTGACAACAGCACCTCCAATAACAATAATGAGGACTACTGGAAACTAGAAGTAGATAAAGCAGGCAACGGCTATGCTATCATTCGCTTCTTGCCAGCACCACAAGGTGAAGACCTTCCTTTTGTTCGTGTCTTCGATCACGGCTTCCAAGGACCAGGTGGTTGGTATATTGAGAACTCTCTGACCACTATCGGTCAAGACGATCCAGTTTCTGAGTATAACTCACAGTTGTGGAATTCTGGTGTAGATGCCAACAAAGAAATTGCACGTAAGCAGAAGCGCCGCTTGTCTTACCACGCAAACATCTACGTTGTAAAAGATCCTGCTAATCCTCAGAACGAAGGCAAAGTCTTCAAGTATAAGTTTGGTAAGAAAATCTTTGACAAACTGAATGCCGCAATGAACCCTGAGTTTGAAGATGAAACTCCACTTAACCCATTCGATTTCTGGGAAGGTGCGAACTTCAAACTGAAAGCACGTAATGGCGATGGTGGATATCGCACATACGAACCTTCGTCTTTTGATGCACCTAGTGCATTGCTAGATGATGACGCAGAACTAGAGAAAGTATGGCAGAGCCAGCATTCTCTACAAGAAATCGTTGATCCTAAAAACTTCAAGTCTTACAGCGAACTGAAAGCAAAACTGTATAAGGTTCTCGCTCTTGATGGCAGTCAACACGCACCCACCACGACTGCTGAGGATGACGATACGGAGATGGACTTCACTCCTAAGTTTAAGGAGCGTCCTGCTCCTGCTCAGAGTGAGGCTCCATCTCCAACTTATGATGAAGCATCGTTCTCATCATCCACAAGTGATGATGACGATGACCTAGACTTCTTTAAGAGTCTGGCTGACGACTAAACTTCGTTTCATGAGTGAAAAGGGAGCCTTCGTGGCTCCCTTTTTTTATCTTGCTCCAGAAAATCTTGGATCTGATGGGTCGAGACTTGATGTGGATGTAGAAGAGTTATAATAGTTGTTATTCGTAGTAGTATTGTAACTGTTTGTGACTGGTGCTGATACCGCAGTTCCACCAACTGTTGTGTTTCCACCTCCTGCTGAACCAGTAGTCGCATTACCGACATCAAATCCTAGAGATGCTCTCAGACTAGTGATGTTTCTTACTGCACTTTCATAGTCAACATCTGGAGATGCTAGACCTAGGAATCTAGTGTTGAATGGACCCCAATTGTCAATGACTCCACCCATGATAGCCTTTTCGATAACAGGAATAGACTCAAGTAAGTCTTCTGCAAAGTCTCTTAGATTTAGATTGGATCCATCAAACTGTAGACCACCCATTCTATCAAGTGCAGCCTGAAGTCTGTCAACTGCATTCGCACCCTTCTCTAATTGGTCTGCATCTCTTGCTATTTGACGAATTTGCTCAAAAGGACTTTCTGCACCAGTGAAGAATCCAACAATAGATGCACCAGCATTTGCTAGTGTGCCAATAAATTCACCTGCACCAAATGTCGCAAGTGTTCCTCCAATTGAACCCATTACAGTTGCGAATCGTTCAGTATCTCCTTCACTCATTAATGATGGAATACTCAGAAGAGTTGAAACTTCGGTCTTAATTCTTTCTGCAAATGGCTCAGTTCCAGTAAAACTTGATAACGCTCCCTGGAATCCAGTAGTCACTCCCTCTACACCTTTACCAAGAGCAAATGCAGCCAGACCAGTTGCAATGCCACCCATAACAGCAATGAAGCCAGCAGTATCTCCAGCGACACCAGGTAAAGCAGGAATTTCTAATAGAGTTTTAACTTCGTTCTTAACACGTGTCGCAAACCCTTCTTGACTTGTAAAGTAAGTCAAACCCTCCTGACCTACTTCAGTCAGACCTTCAACACCTTTACCAAGAGCGAATGCTGCCAAACCAACAGCAAGTGATCCCATGATGAGTGGGAAAGAAACAAGATTGCCTAAAGTCGCATTCTTTAGGTCTGGTATTTCTAGCAATGTTTGAACATTACTCTTAATCTTTGTTGCCCAGTCTTCTCCACCAGTAAACTGCTTTAGAGAGTCCTGAACATTATTAGGTATTGTAGCAATTCCAGATACTGCTTGTCCTACTGCGAATACAGATAAACCAACAGCAAGTGATCCCATAATAAGTGGGAATGATAGGAGATTACCAAGTG